AGGAATTGCTCGTATATTTTCAATACCTCCTACATTCTTGCAGGATTTAACTAACGGTACTTTCTCAAATACTGAGCAACAAGATTTGCACTTCGTAAAACATACGTTGAAGCGGTGGGTTGAGCAAGTTGAGCAAGAATTAAACCTCAAATTATTCGGGCGCGGTAACAATCGTCAATTCGTTGAATTCTCAATGGATGGAATGTTACGCGGTGACTTTGCAACACGTATGCAAGGTTATGCAACGGCTATTCAAAACGGTGTTTCAACGCCTAACGAAGCTCGTCAAAAAGAAAACATGCCTGAAAAACCTAACGGTGATGACCTGTTGATCCAGGGGGCTACGGTTCCACTTGGTTCGCAGCCAATTCAAGGCGAATTAAATCTACCTAATCCAGATGGAGACAAGAATGACTCGTGAAATACGCGGCGGGGTTCCTGCTGAAATTCGAGAAAACCCAAAAGGCGGCATCGATGTCACAGGATATGCGGCTGTATACGGTGAACGTGCAAATATTGGCGGTTTTTTCTATGAGGAAATCGAGCGCGGTGCATTTGCAGAAGCGGTCAACCGAGATGATGTTGTCTTTCTAATCAACCACGATGGCTTGCCATTGGCTCGCACACGGTCGGGAACGCTTAAACTAACAGAAGATGACCACGGACTACGGATGGAAACAACGCTTGATAGCGATGATCCTGATGTTAAATCAATCATCGGCAAGATGAAACGTGGCGATCTGGATAAAATGTCTTTTGCATTCCGTATGGAAGGCGGCAAAGAAGAATGGGACGATTCACAAGAAATGCCAATTCGCACGATTAAACGTGTAGGCAGTTTGCATGATGTGGCTATTGTCACAACGCCAGCCTATGAAGGTACAGAAATTGGGTTGCGAGGGCTTGAGCAGCACCGATCCAATCAAACTAAATCAAAGAATTTCAGCGCAGCCCGTAAACGGTTACGCATGAAAACAGACCTTGCCAAGCGCACAAGCTAGGCAAGAGAACGGCGCTCAACAATGGTGTTGCGCGGCCTATTCCCAAAAACATGATTAAAAGGAAATAATATCATGACCATTCAACTCAAAGAGTTGCGTGAGGAACAGGCTCGCATTGCGACCAACGCCCGCGCTAAATTCGACGAAATCAAAGATGACACTCCAGAAGAACGCGCTCAAGAAATTGAACGTGAATTTGATGCTATGATGGCAGACCATGACAAGCTTAATTCAAAGGCTGAACGTCTTGAGAAGCTTGAAACACTTGAGCGTCAAATGAATGAAGCTGACAGTCGTCGTCCATCTGGTAAAGCAGAAGGCCGTGGTGTTGCTGATGAAGACTTGCCGACATACCGCGAAGCATTTGCAGAAATGTTGCGTTCTAAAGTTCCAGATGCTGCACCAATGTCAGAAGCTGCACAACATGTTTTGCGCCAAGGTCGTGTTGATCTTCCTGCTGAACAACGTGCACAGACAACTACAAATTCAGCGGGTGGTTATTCAATTCCAACTGAATTGAGCAACATTCTTGTTAAATCAATGCTTGCATGGGGTCCAATGTATGATCCAGGTATCACAACTGAGCTTGTGACAACTGGTGGCGGTGCTATCGATATGCCAACGGTTAACGATACTGCTGTTACGGCTGGTTCGCATACAGAAGGCGCAACGCTAACTGATGATGGTGGCAAAGATGTTACTTTCGGTCAAAAAACGCTTAACTCATATGCGTTTGACACTGAATGGCTCCGTGTTTCTAAAGAACTTGCTGACGATAGCATTTTCGCAATGGAAACTTTGCTAGGCTCACTACTTGGCGAGCGTCTTGGTCGTATTGCTAACTTGCAACTTACAACTGGTTCGGGTTCATCTGCTCCTAACGGTATCATGACTGCATCTTCATTGGGTGTTACTGCTGCGGGTACTGCGGCGATCACGTTTGATGAAATTCTTGATCTTGAACATTCTGTTGACCCTGCTTATCGCTCCGGTCCACAAGTTCGTTACATGCTTAACGATAGCACTTTGCTTGCAGTTCGTAAGCTTAAAGATGGTGACGGAAACTACCTATGGCAAATGGGTAACGTTCAAGCGGGTATCCCTTCGACTATTAACGGGCGCCCATACTCAATCAACCAAGCAATGGATAGCCTTGCAACTGGTAACAAGGTTATGGCTTTCGGCGATATGTCAAAATATTATGTCCGCAAAGTTGGCGCTCCTTTGATCGGTGCTATTCAGGATAAAGACTTCTGGCCTGGCTTTGGTGTTGCTGGTTACATCCGCTTTGACGGTGAATTGGCTGATACTGCGGCTGTTAAGCACCTTATCACAGCTTAAATCACTTTATGTTTCGGGCGGCTCGTTCGCCCGTTTCACAAACTGATGGAGTTTAGAAAATGAAAATCAAATTACTTGTAGCAAGAGCAAGCGCAACCGGCTCACAAAATCGCGGCGATGAAATCGAGGTTTCATCTGATGAGGCAAAGCGCATGATTGAAGCGGGTCAAGCTGAGCCAGTTCGCGGCAATGTAAAGCCTCAAAAGGCGACCGCTTCACGCTCTGGAATTGAGAAAGCTTCAAAATGAGTTGGGGCCGCGTCTCAATAGTAACTAAGCCAACGCTTAAACCGGTAACGGTTGCCGAGATTAAAACTCGTGCGCGTGTTGAGCATTCAGACGAAGACACAGACATCGGGATAATGATCGATGAGGCTGTATCTAAGATTGAGAGAGACAATGGCATTGCATTAATGACGCAAACATGGCGCATGTCTATGGATATGTTTCCAACACATATCGCTTTGCATGGCTGGCCTGTTCAATCTGTCACATCGGTTAAATACCGCGATACAGACGGTGTTGAACAAACGCTATCTACAGATGTTTATCGGTTGGACACTAATTCTGTTCCTGCTCGAATTTCATTAAAGCCAGATCAGTCGTGGCCTACGCCTGAAAGCTCTTATGGTGCTGTATGGGTTGATTATGTATTGGGCGAGGGCGATGCGGCTGACGTTAATCTTGATCTAAAAGGCGCTGTGATGTTGTTTGCAACACATCGTTATGATTGCCGCCATTTGGTTGATGAAAAGCAATTATCTGAAGTGCCTTATGCTGTTGAGCATCTTTGTCGTGAACATCGCCAAGCGTGGGTTTCAGGCTAATGAAGGCGGGAAAATTAGATCGCAAAATTGTTATCCAGCGCTATACAAGCGGCGGCGTTGATGCATTTGGCGAAGATACGGCGGGTTCATGGGGTACGTTCATAACGGTTTCGGCTACTCGCGAGGATGTTTCAGACAGTGAGAAGGTTAGCGCGGGTCAAATAAACGCGGTTCGCATGAGCCGTTTTGTCATTCGTTCGTCTATCAATGCTCGTTCCGTTCTCCCAACTGATCGCGTGTCATATGATGGGTGCATTTGGGATATTCAAGGGAAACCTAAAGAGACACGCCGAGGCCGTAGGCAATTTCTTGAATTTTTAGCGATTGCACAGTCTGATTAATGGTAGAAAAGGCAAAAGTTGAAGGTCTAAAAGAACTTGAAAAAGCTTTGATGTCCTTAGACAAGCACACAACGCGCCGATCTGTTGCGCGTAAGGTTCTTAAAAAAGCGGCTCAACCCCTTGCCGATGACATGAATAGACTAGCGCCAAGTGACCCAGGCACATCGGAAGGCTTGAATACATCTTATTCAGTTTCGACAAAATTGAACAAACGCCAACGTAAAGCAGCCAAAAAAGATAAGTCTGATATTGAAGTTTACGCGGGCACGAATGATCCAGCGGGATTGCAGCAAGAATTTGGCAACGTAAACCACACAGCACAACCACATGTTCGTCCTGCATGGGATAAAGGCAAACGCCAAGCACTTGAAACAATCAAAGATGATTTAGGCGATGAAATTGTTAAGGCCGTGGCGAGGCAAGCGAAAAGAAAAGCAAAGGCAGCTAAATAATGGAAGAAGCATTAAGAGCGCTATTGCTGGCAAATTCTGGCGTTACGGATCTCGTATCTACAAGGGTTAATATTGGTCGTAGGCCACAAGATGTTTCGGATTTACCCGCAATTTTAATTCGGAAAGTTTCAGCGCCCCGCGACTATCATTTTACAGGCGCAACAAACCTCATAGAGAGCCGTTTTCAATGCGATTGTTACGGTTTGACGTATGGCAGCGCAAAACTCACTGCTCGCGCTCTTATGGCCGCAGTAAACGCATATAGCGGCACACAATCGGGTGTCGTTATTCAAAGAATCTCAATCGACAGTGAAAGAGATAGTAACGAAACGGAAAGCGGCGCGGATCGTCACCTTTTCAACACTTCAATTGACCTTTTAATTTGGCATGATGAATAAAGGATAATCACATGACTACTAACGCAGATATTGGACATAGTTCCACATTCTCACGTTCCAGCGATGGTACTTCAGGCGGCACAATGACCGCATTGGCTGAAGTTATCTCAATCAATGGTGTAAATCTAACCCGCGAAACGGTTGACGTGACGCATTTGACATCAACTAATCGTTACCGTGAGTTCATCGGCGCATTGCGTGACGGTGGAACGGTCACAATAGGTCTTAATTTTGATGCAGATGGCACAGATTACACAAACGCGGTTGCTGATCTAAACTCTGATACGGCGGGCTATTATGAAATTGCATTCCCTGATACGTCAGAATGGGGCTTTACAGGCTTTGCAACTGATGTTTCATTGGACACGCCAATGGATGATAAAATGACCGTAGAAATGACTTACAAAGTCACCGGTCAACCAGCGTTTACATCGGCTTAATCATGGCGAATAAACAAAAAGGTGAAGTCGCGTTAGGTGATTATACTTTGCGGTATAGCATCAACGCGCTTTGCGAGCTTGAAGATGCATCTGGAATGAGCGCCATACAGCTTGCAAACACATTAGACGATGAAGAATCATTCAGTGTCAAAACGTTGCGTTTGATGGTTTGGGGTGGTTTGGTTGATAACCATGAAGACATCACACTAAAACAAGCCGGTGAAATTATAAATGATCTTGGTGCACCTAAGATTATGGAAGCTATAAACAAGGCTTTTGAGTTAAGTATGCCCGATGCGGAGGATGGCGAAAAGCCCGACGAGGGAAAGACCAAGCAAGCCAGTTAGATTGGAATAATCTTCAAATTAACTGGACATCATTGGGGCGAAGTCTCGATGAATTTTGGGGTTTAACACTTCGTCAGATTGATATTGTTTTTAAAGGCGCGGCCCAAAAATCTGAACTTGATTATGAGTTAGCCTATTACACCGCTTATCATTCTGGTTTATTTTCGCAGTTTAATCAAAACGTTC